ATTATCGTACTTAGCTTGCAATTCTTCAAAACGAATATCAAGTGAATCCTTACTCTCAGAAGACTCACAGCTCATTCTAGAAGCCTTCTTATTTACGCAAGCCATGATCTTAGCTTTGGTTGCATCAGAAGCCTTAGCTCTGCCAATCAAACGCTTAGCTGCAGTTACATGTGCGCAATCAGGGATGGGGAAGCTTCTATTAGGTCCGCAGAAGGAAGACTCAGGTAATGAGTTGCGCTTCTCTGCCGAGAGCATTGCATCCATCTCAATTGTTAAGGCTTGTAATGCAAGATCAAGAATTTCCCAGTCGATATCATCATCGACAACAACTTCAGAATCTTCCATATCAGGAGCTTCATCGAATTGAGCTTGCTGAGCCTCTGTAGGCTCATCAGCTACTTCAAGAAGATCCTCATTACCTTCTACTTGAATATCTAGCTCTTCGTTATCCATGTTCTTCTCCTTCTTCGCAGAACTCTTTCTAGGATGCCCTGCTGGTAATAGATCATTATCTACGGTGTATTTAGGGTTAGATGGTCTTCCACTAGCTACTAGCTTCAAGAACGCATTTACTCTAGCTACACCCCAACCAGAACGAGACATTCCAGGTCTATGTGTACTTGAGAATGCGCCGGCTCCTCTACGATATACAGCCTTGAGCATACCGAGAGAAACCTTCTTGCCTTTCTCACTGCCATGCTTTTCATTGTGAGCTTTAGCTTTCTCTTTTAGAGAGTTAAGCACAGAGCCAACTTCGATCTTTCCAGAAGCTTTAGAAGCAGAGCCTTCAGCATTAACCTTAGAGCCTTTGATTCTCTCAGAGGGCTTAGCTGGAGTCTTAGCTCCTTTCCCTTCAGGGGAGGAGCGAGAAGCGTCTTGGCTTAATGACTCAGTTTGGGCTGAGTCATTTGCGGCGCTGATCTTGATTGCCCAGTCAACTCCAGTAGTTCCTCCCCAGCCGAGCCAAGCTACGTAGCCTCTATCCTTCCAAGGCTCACTCTTGTACTCAGGAGCGACTACAGCGTTTTTCCTGTGCCTGTTAAACGCTGCCATGCGTTTAACTGTCGACAAGCCAATCTCAGCTTTGCTAGCCAGTTGTCTGGCTCGGGCCCAGCCAACCGGCGTCATTCCCTTAACTTCGGAGCCGTACTTAGCTTTCCAGTCGAGTACCTGTTGAGCATTCCCTTTTGCCCCGGCGGGGACTTTAAAGGTTTTCTCATCTTCGATCAGCCCTGTCAAGGAAAAAATCTCTTCCGTCTCCAGAAAATCTTTTTCCATGCTTCCTGAGTAAGTTACTTTAATAACCATTCTCTCTTTGCCTGAGCTTTGTTGAACATATGTCTCTCCATTCTCATGGAGCTCCATCATGTTTTGATCACTCAGAGCCATAGAGTGGTCATACTTTACTTCATCTTCTTTTTCTTCGCTGGAGCTTTCTTCTTCTTTGGTGGCATCATGGGTGCGTTCTTGGTTTGCTTGTAAGCCATTTTGATCTCCTGTATCAAATAGTGAATCGGTTAGAATGATTTCTTGTAGATTATCTCTCTTGGTATCTTGAGTATTATCAAGAGAGTCTGTGATTTCCATTGCTAGGACTTGTGATAGATCATCAGCAGGGGTATTAACAATACTACCCTCAAGAACAATGAAGTCTCCTGTAATGAATACACAGGTTTCTCCATCGTATTGTTCGCCATGTCTATGCTCACAAATTCCGTCTGTAGCCCAGTCGTTGTCACAAATAGAGCATACGTGGCGGTTAGTAGTGCTGCCTGCGCTAAAAGTAAGATAGCGACCATCAAGAAACTTTTTAATCGCGTCTTCATCTGTGATATTTGCCTGCACTCTCATGCGACCTAAGCCGGGCCACTTCTTATCATTTAAAAGGTTATTCTTCTTTAAAGACTGATAGATCCTCTTAGGGTTGTCTTCAATAAAAGCGTTCCTAAAATCAATAAAAGAATCTTGGCTACTAAAGAACTGCTCCAATCCGTCAGTAGTCTCTTGCCAGACGCCAGATACAAAACGACCTACAGGCTCGCTATGTTGATCATGGTTCTTTAAGATTGGCTTTGGATAGGGGTTAGTAAGAGAGTCAATACCTCTCTGTTGTCCTTGAGTAGAATAAACTCTGTTATTGATCTTTCTACCTGAATGAGAGAGATCATAAGTTACAAGCAAACCTTTTCCTTGAGTATAAGCTCTAGTAAGAAGAGAATCCGTTAAGACAATCTTCTGCTCTTTATCTAAAGTTAAAATTCGTTCATCTGGATTGATTTGAATGTAATCATTATATTTAATAATTTTAGACATGAATTAACCTCTTTTGTATTTAAAATAAATTATTTATTTATTTATTTCAAGATTATGCAAAAGATCAAGTATATTTTTTCCAGATTCAATTTCTTTAAATAAAGATTCAACATCTGAGTTATATTTTGGAGCTAATCTCTCTCCATTTTGATTGGCAGGTCTTGATCTATTATTAGATAAGTTCCTAGCCCCTTGAGGCTCTCCAGGTTTAGCTCCTCTAGTCTCTCTAGAAACATTCATTGCTTGAGCCTCCTCTTTAGCAACACCTTCCTTAGTAATAGCTGAGGTTGGTGATTCTGCTAAGGCTTGTGAGCTTGCTGTGAATGCGCCCATAGTTTTTAATAAAGCTAATGGCTCCTGATAAAGCTTAAAGTAAGTTAAGTCTCTATCTGCATCCTCTACTGGTTGTTCTCCTAAACGCTTACGAGCCTCTTTCTCACCAATGAGATTGTTAAGCCAAAGCTGAATAGTCTGGTTCTCATCTTTAGCGCGCTCTTCTTTATCTACAGTACCAAATCTAATATAAACCATTTTCTCTGGATTAGTTAAAGCGTCGTCATAACCGCCTTCTAGCAAAAGCTCATTAACCACGTAAGTCTCAATAAAAGTCTTAACATTCTTCTGTAAAGCTTCTACATCTTGAGTTGCTATCTTAGATAAAGTATTTGCAGTGCTTCTATTAGCCATATCACCTTCGCCCATATCTATAGGCGATACTCCAAGTCCTGCATAAACTCTCTTCTTAAAGTAATCTAAGTAATCTTTGATATCTAATGCTTTACCCTGTGCACCTACTACTTCAATATTATGTCTATGGTCAGATACAAATACGCCTCCAGAAGGCATATACTCGATTGTCTGCTTAACTAAGTCAGACTCCTTAATACCATCAGGACTATAACGCTCAGGCATATTATCGTTACCAACCTTGTAATGAAACAAAGGATGCAAGTTACTATCAATCATATTCTCAATAGATTCTTCCATCCTTCTAAGCAAAGCTAAATCTTCTAGTACTGGAAGTATCTCTGGAGTCCCCATAGTGAACCCAGGTTTTCTATTAGTATAGAAGTGAATAACATCTTCAGGAGAGAACTCTTTCCACTCACCAGTATTAGGTTGCTCTTGCATTACTTTCTTTATCTCGCCATTCCTCTTGATCTTAAACCAGAGATTCTCAAATGGCAGAATATAGTAACCTGCAACTGGATCTAAAGCAGCTCCATCTAGCTGTCTAATTTTGCCTGTAGATGCATCTTTACTACGCACCTTTACCCAGGCACAGTTAGAGTATCTGATGAGATCGTGGGCCAAATCAGACATCAATAAATCAAAGGACTGACCAGAGACCAGCTCGATCTCTTTAATCCTGCGCTTGATATAATCAACAGTCTCCCTATCATTACCTACAAATTCCCAACCTGCTAAAACAAAGCGCTGCACTTTCTTTTGAATAGCTTTGAATAAGAAAGCATCAGTATCTTGAGCTATTTGGATTTCAGTTAAATCATATTCAGGCTTAAACCAATTACCTCTATGTCTATCAGCATAAGGCATAGACCTAGCATTGATTCGTTTGACGCGTACTCCAGAAATTTTCTCTGCATTGATAGGCTTGTTTCTATCATGCAGCATAATTTCTTTACTATCTGATAAGACTTTTAGAGCTTCGGTAATTAGTAATGATTTCATATATTTTTCCTCAATATTGAGTATTTACTGCATCTGATGTTTCTTGAGAAAGTTGAGCGCCATCTCTAGACGTTTGCTCACTAATTCGATTCAACTCCGCTCCAAGCCTTCTACTCTCTTCGATTGTTCTCATTATATTAGGGTCTTCAGGTGCTGGTTGAGCTGGAGTTGGTTGCGGCCTTGGTGCTGCTGGAGCCACTACTGGCGCAGCGGCTCTTTGAATTGCTGGAGTGGGAGCTACTGGTTTATAGATGATTCTAAAATTATTTTCAGCACTATTCGCTATTTCTTCATCTCTAAAAAAATCAAATCTATCATTATTTCTAAGTAATGTGCCAAAATTTGGTACTACTTCATACTTATATAATATATCTTTAACTCTCACTCCGTCATTTATAGATTCTTTTTCTTTAAAAGCACTAAAATCTTCATATTCTCCATAATTTACAGTTGTGAAGATGTCAAAGACTGAACTTCCTGACCCATCTTTTTCTTTGATTTTTTTATCTAATTTACTTACTATACTTCCATACAATAAATACTTTTTATCAACTCCACTAAAATAAGAATACAAT